GAGATCATCCACGGGCCCGCCAACATCACGCCGATGGACAAGGGCGCAGGCAGCTCGAACGTCAACGTGACGGTGATCAACAATTCCTCGGCGTCCGTGAACACCCGCAAGAACACGATGGGCGACCTCGAAATTATGGTTGAGGACATCATGGCCGATAAGGCGGCCCGCGGCGGCAATAAATTCGATGCCGCTCTGCAGCGCGGCTATGGCCTCAAGAGGTCCGGACGCTGATGGCGATCTCGGCTGCACTCAAGGCGATCTATGCCTCGGCGCCCGCGACACAGCGATATGTCGAGACGATCGCGCTGTCACATTCGCTGTTTCCGGCCGGCACCTACTATCTGACGAATGATAATCAGGCTTGGACATTCTTGCTCGAAACGACATCTCGAGCGCAGACGTTCACGCCGGTCCCGTTCCGGGTGATCCTGCCCAAGATCGACAACAAGGGCCAACAGGATCTCAGCCTGACGATTGCCAACATCGGGCAGGAACTCATCGATCCGCTCGAGTACGCCATCGGCAAGGGCACGGAGCCGATTGTCTGCATCTACCGCGTCTATCTCGACCAGGCGTCTACGCTGCCTCAGAACACGCCACCGCTGCGGCTGGTGATCACGGGCGTCGAGGTGACGAAGGAGGCGGTATCGGCCACGGCGACACGTACTGACGTTCTCAACCGGGCGTTTCCGTACAATTTTTACACATACGACCTCTACCCCGGACTGCGGCGCTAGATGGACATCAACGAGTTCATTGGCCTGCCGTACCGGGAAGGGGCACGGGGCCCTGAGGCTTACGACTGTTACGGCGTCGTGATGGCGGTTTACCGGGCAGGGCTCGGCATTGAACTGCCGGATTGGTACGCCGATGCGCCGGGTCCGCAAGGGGCATCACGGGCAATTGCCGCGGCCATGACGGACGAGGCAACGCGCCGGCAGTCGGTCAAGGTTGAGGCTGCGGAAGATTTCGACATCGCCGTCGTTGGCAGTTCGCTCCGACCACACCATGTCGGCGTGTTCATGCATGGCGGCGTACTGCATTGTTCAAAAGCGTTCGGTTCCGTCTGGCAGCAGATGCCGCGGTTCACGGCGCTATACCCAAGCGTGGAGTTCTACCGTTGGCATCGCTAGTCCTGCTCCGCAACCCGCTCGCGCCCGAAAGTCGCGAGTTGCATGCGGTGGATGCCGGAACTCCGGTCATCGATTGGCTGCAGGAACATCATCCGCACGGCTTCGGGATGCCGATCCGGTTCTACCTAAACGGGGAAGAGCAGGCCCTTGATGACCTCGACCGGCCGATCGGTGATGACGATGTCGCCGTGATCGCCCTTATGCCGGCGGATCCGACCGGCGGTTTCCTGACCGCGATCGCCATCAACCTGGCAATCGCTGCCGTCCTGTCGGCCGCGTCCTTCGCGATCAACTATTTCTTTTTCCAGCCGAAGGAACGCTCGGGCCCCAAGGGTGGCCCGGTCTCGGTCTATAACATCTCGGGGGACCAAAACGCCGCGCGCATCGGTGACGCCATCCCGGTCGTGTACGGCACCGTGCTCACGACGCCCGACTATGTCGCACAGCCCTTCACGACCTATGAATGGTATCCCGGCGGATATGATGCCTATTACAGCGGCGTCCAGTTCCTTTACATGCTGCTGTGCGTCGGGCAGGGCAACATCGACGTGACGAACGTCTATCTGGGCGACACCAGCAGCGCCACGCCGGATGCCGGCATCGTGACGTGGCGGGCATTCAAGCCTGCCGACCACCGGAAGATCATGGGCCCGATGACAAGCGCGATGGGTTATCCTGCCCTTGAGAACGTGATCACGTCGCCGGAAGTCAGCAACCAGGAATTCGTGAACCCCGGCGACACTGCCGGGTTTTTCGCTACGTGCAAGCCCGGCCAGAAGGGGGCGAATTTCGAACTCGACTTTGTATGGCCTGGCGGCCTCTTCGACCCCGACGAGAATGGCGCCATTCGCGGTCGCTCCGTCCAGTTCCGCGTTTACTGGATGGAGATGGATGACAACGACAACCTGGTCGGTTCCTACACCGAAAAGACGATCACCGTTGCGACCGGCTCGTCTGATGTCGTGACGGCCAAGTGGCAGGGCTCCGGAACTTGGGTTAACACCTCGGAGTCGGCCAAGAACAAGACGGTCCTGATCTCCCCGATCCGCCGCACGTACCAGATCAGCACCGGCCGCAGCGCTCGCTGGGCGGTCAAGGTGACGCGCGTCACGGGGGCACCGAATGCAAAGAATGGCACCGACCGGTTCATCTGGACAGGTCTGAAGCTATACGCCGATCCTGCGCCCGGCACCGTCTACGGCGACGTGACGCTGCTTGCTGTCAAGGTGAAGGCAAGCCAGGGCATCGGCAGCGATGCGTCCGTCCGGATCCGCTGCAAGGCCACGCGCAGGCTACCGCAGCCGGGCGGTGGTGCGGAAGCACAAAGCACCAACGGAGCAGACGCCTTTGCCGATGTCTACACAAACACGGTTTACGGGGCAGGACGGCCGAGATCCGAACTCGAGCTCTCGTCCGTCAATCTCAGCCGGTCACGCTGGGCGGGTTACCAGTTCAACCATGTGTTTCGCGACCGCATCACGGTCTGGGAGGCGCTCTCGACCATCACCACGCCGTTCGCCGCGGAGCCGGTCCCGTTCGGCCCGCAGATGGGCATCGTGCGGGACGGCGTGAAATCCACCCGCAGCATGCTGTTCACAGACGCCAACATCATATCGGGATCACTGAGCATCGGCTATTCATGGGACGAGGAAGGCGCACGGGACGGCATCGAGATCGAATACCTCGATCCCAAGGATTTCCGGCAGCAATACGCCAAGTACCCCTCGACCTCGCTGCAGCCTGAAAAGTTCACGCTGCCGGGCTGCACCAGTTATGCCCACGCGCTCGAGTATGCATACCTGATCTGGCAAAAGCGGCAGTTCCAACGCAAACGCGTGACCTTCGACACCGAGTTGGAGGGCCTGTTGCTGCAGCTTGGCGACCGGATCGGCGTCTCGCACAATGTGCCGAAGTGGGGCGAAGGCGGCCTCGTCATCGGCGTGTCTGGAAATACCCTCACCGTTGATCACGATCTCAACTGGTCCGGTGGCGCAAAGCAGATCCTGCTCCGGGCGGCCGATGGCAGCGTCAGCAACGCCATCACCGTCACCCGCGGGTCTGGCGATCACAAGGTTGTCCTGCCGTCCTCGCCGCCGTTCACCATCCACGCCGATGATGAATACGACTACACGTCCTTCGCGTTCGGATCTTCGACCTCGCTCGTCCGTGACTTCATCGTGACGTCCGTCACGCCGAGCAGCGACACGACGGTGACGGTTGAGGCGGTCAACTATGTGCCCGACATCTACACGGGCGCCATGTCATTCCTGCAGTACGGCTGACACCCATGACAACGGTTTACCCCTCAACCCTCCCGAGCCCGTCTCTGGAAGGCTTCCAGGCGGTTGTCTCGATGGGCGTCATCCGTGCCGATGGGCCAACCGACCAGGCGCAGCGGCGGGTCTTCAATACGATGCCGCAGACGTTCCAGTTGACGTTCATCATGTCCGTCGAGGATTGGGGCCCGTGGTACAATTGGGCGAAGGACAACGGCTGGCGCTGGTTCGAAATCGATCTTCCGACCTGTTACGCCGGGCTTGCCGGGACCAGCTTGTCTGCCGTCCTCATCCGCTTCACGTCCGATCTATCGGCCGTCAACATCGCCTCGGATGCCGTGCGGATCACCGTGTCGGCTGAGATGGCTCCGTCGATGATCTCGCAATATCTGGACGCCGTCTGATGGTTGATTTCCCGTCAAGCCTGCCGCTGCCGCAAGTCGCGGAGTACAGCGTCGGCAACATCTTCGGCCATACGGCGGTCACGTTCGAACACGGGAACACCAGGCAGCGGCGCCGATCCAAGCGCGATCGGTGGGTGTTCTCGCTCACTTTCGTCTTCACGAAGCCGCAGTTTTGGCAGTGGCAGGCATGGGCAAACATCGCCGGATATAACTGGCATGTGATGAACCTCGAAAGCGCCTATTCCGGCCTCACGGTGGCAAACGCGATCAACGCGCCTCACACGATCCGGTATATCAGCGACATTAGCTATGACCTCGTCGGGTCCGACAACATCCGGGCGATGGTTGTGGCCGAGATGGACGTGTCCACCGTGCCGACCGGCGTCGTGGTCAATACCGGCAACTGGTACGTGGGCGGGACGCCTGCCTCGCCGTCGAATTCGAACAAGATCATTGCCGGCACCCCGGCCTCTCCGTCCTCAACAAATACCATCATTGCCGGCGCACCCGACACGCCTGCCGCCTGATAGGAGACTAGCCCCGTGGCTGATACTTACGCCAGAATGCGCCAGATCGTCGGATCGACTGCCGATTGGGCCGCAAACAACATCGTCCTTGGCCTTGGCGAGATTGGCATCGAGCGCGTGTCCTCAAGCGACATCCGGATCAAGGTCGGCGATGGCTCGACGGCGTGGTCAAGCCTAGCCTATGCGTCTTCCTCGAGCAGCGGCATCAATTCGGCGGTGCAGGATGCGCTTGACCTGAAACTTGATCTGGCCGGCGGAACCATGACGGGCCTCCTCGTCCTGTCTGCTGATCCTTCCGCCGATCTTGGCGCGGCCACGAAGCAGTATGTGGACGCCGTCAACTCGGCGCTGACCACGTCCATTTCGGGCAAGCTCTCGACCTCGGGCGGCACGCTCACCGGCTACCTTACGCTGAACGGCGACCCGACCAATGTCCTCCACGCGGCCACGAAGCAGTATGTGGACACCGCAGACGGGCTGAAACTGAACAAGGCCGGCGACACCATGTCGGGTGCCCTGGTGCTTGCCGCAGACCCGGCAAACGCGATGGAAGCCGCCACGAAACAGTACGTTGACGACGGCGCGTACCAGACCGCGGTCGGTGGTTCCTCGACCTATGCCAACAAGGTCGTGAAGCTCAACGGCAGCGGCCTGATCGACACCTCGATGATCCCGGTCGGCGCGGCCTACCTCGGAACGGTGAACCTCACGGTGTCCTATGCCCTGTCGGGCTCCTACACCCCCGGCGATTACTATGCGGTCTCAGCTAGCGGCACTGTCGATTCCTCCTGGAACACCCACATCAACGGTGCGCCTTCGACATGCGGCGCGGGCCAGTACATCATTTACAATGCGAACACCAAGTGGGACTTGGTGGGCGACACGACGTCCTCGAGCGCAATCTCTGGCAAGCTGGACAAGTCCGGCGGGACCATGACGGGCACGCTGGTCCTCGCTGCCGACCCGACCTCTGCCCTCCACGCCGCCACCAAGCAATACGTGGACACGATGCTGCCGAAGGCTGGCGGCACCATGACGGGGGCGATCGTCCTCGCCGCAGATCCGGCGGCGGCGCTGCAACCCGCCACGAAGCAGTACACGGATGCGGGCGATGCCCTCGCGGCATTGAAGGCCAACAACCTTTCGGACCTCGCGAGCGCGGCCACGGCCCGCACCAATCTCGGCGCGACCACTGTCGGTTCTGCCGTGTTCACCGCCACGGATGCAGCTGCCGCCCGGACGGCGATCGGTAACGGAACGGCGGCAGTCCTGGACGAGGCCACGGCCGCGCAGTACCGCTCCGCAACGGCAGACAAGGTGCTTACGGCCGATCAGGTCTGGGACGCGGCAGATCCGCAGGCGCTGACCTGGACGGCCGGCGGAACAACGGCAATCGACCTTTCGCAGGGGCTCAATTGGACGGTGACGGCATCGACCGGAAACACGACGCTCGGGGCTCCGACGAACGCCAAAGCGGGGCAGTCGGGTTTTATTTACATCACCCAGGACGGCACGACGCCGCGGACGATGGCATTCGCCTCGGCTTGGGTCTTTGATGGCGGCACCGATCCGGCGTTGACGGCCACTGCAGGCGCCAAAGACGTGCTCTACTACGTGGTGCTGAGTGAGACGGGCCCGGTCGTGCATGGTACGCTGCGGAAGGCGGTGGCCTGATGCTTCCTGGCATGTCGGTGCAGGCGGGCGGCTCGAGCCCCGGCGGCAATGCCGTCACCAAGACCGTGTTCATCACCGCGTCCGGCTCCTTCACGATCCCGGCTGACTTCGTGAACCTTGTATCGATTGAGGGGATCGGAGGCGGAACGAATGGCGCGAATGCAAGCTATAGCTCCGCTGGTGCAGGCGGCAAGGGTGGATCCTATAGCAAAATCACGACTCTCTCTGGTCTGACGGCTGGCGGCACGCTCTATGTGCAGATCGGCGCCAATACATCATCAAGCACCAACACAACATGCAACACATGGGTGAACAAAACCTCGAACGCGGCGCCAACATCGACCGATGACGGCTTGCTTGCACAAGGTGGCGCAAGTAACACAGACCCGGTAGGAACTACGATTTATGCTGGCGGTAGCGGCGGTTCCGGACTGACGAAGAACGGCGGCGGCGGCGCAGCTGGTCCGAGCGGTTCCGGACAGAACGCCCCGAGCACATATTACGGCGGCGCTGGTAACAATGGCGCGGTAGGTGGTGGCGCTGGAGGCAACCCCGCATCAGCGGGCGGCGCGGGCACATACTGGACGCAGACATCAAATGGAGCAACGGCAGGCCCCGGAGGTGGTGGCGGCGGCGGCAATGGAACGGGCGTTGCTGGCGCCGCGGGCGGAAATTATGGCGCAGGCGGTGGCGGCGGCGGTTCTGGTAGCTTCCCATTGGTCAATGGCGGTACTGGCGGCGCCGGAAAGCCGGGCGTCGTGATCTTTACCTATCTCACCGGCTGATGCCGGGCAGAGATTTCCACGGGGGCTACGGCCCCCTTTTTCATGCCAACCAAATGAAGGGAAACTGACATGGCACAGAACACGACGATCAACATCGCCGCGGCGACGTGGACGCAGCTGACGGACGCGAACGTCACCTCGATCACGTTCCAGAACATCAGCGGCCATTATGTGCTGGTGAAGGGCACAGTAGGCGCGGTTGCCCCGACAGACCTGTCCGGTGCCGTCCGCTACAACCCCGGCCAGGGCGAGCGGAATGTCGCTCTCACCGACCTGTTCCCCGGCGTCTCTGGCGCCAACCGCGTCTATGCGTGGTCGCAGGATGGCGCCCAGGTGGTTGTTTCCCATGCGTGACATTGTATCGCCGCTTGACGGCATTCGAAGCCCGTTCGGGGCACGCCGAGGCCCGTTCTCCCCTCTAAGCCTGTTCGCAGCCGGTGAGCAGGGCGCGTGGTACGACCCGAGCGACTTCTCGACGATGTTTCAGGACAGCGCAGGCGCCACGCCAGTCACGGCTGTGGAGCAGCCGGTGGGGCTGATCCTCGATAAAAGCAATCCTTTGGTGTTCGGAAGCGAACAAGTCACCAACGGAAATTTCAGCAACGGCTCAACAGGGTGGTCTGTTTCAGCCCAATCGTCGATTACTGGCGGCGTTGCGCGCATCGTCAGCACAGACGGGACATTCCAAAATGTTGGTCAGTCCAAGCCGCTGGCGGCAGGATGGTATAGGCTCACCGTTGACATAACCGCTTCTGTATCGGGGGGCCTCACGTTTGCCTTCAGCGGCGCAGGTGTCAACTTTGTTTTAGGTTCTTCAGTAGGCACAAAGGTTTCCTATTTCTATATCTCGTCCAGCACGACAAGCACCCTTTCGTTTGGCCGCACGGCGGGCGTCACAGACATAACGATTGACAACGTCTCTGTGGTTCCCATGTCAGGCAACCACGCCTTCCAGTCCACCACGACCTCCCGGCCCGTACTCAAGCAGGACGCGAACGGGAAATATTATCTGTTGTTTGATGGTGTGGACGACTGGCTCCAGACCGCCACAATCAACCCCGGCAGCGTGAACAAATGCCAAGTGTTTGCTGGCGCAACCAAACTTGTTGATGCGTCTTATGGTGCGTTGACAGAATTGAGCGCATCCTCTGACGTCAATCAGGGATCATTTGGCATTCTTGTATCGAGTGGTTCCAAGTGGGATATGCGATTGAAGGGGGACACAATCGCAGGAAGTTATGGCGGTTATTTTGCAAATACCGCTGCTGCTCCCGTTACCAATGTCGCAACAATGCTCAATGACTTTTCGGGCGCTACTATCGCTCAAATGGTAATACCGCGCGTCAATGGCGTTGTGACCCAAAGCTCGTCTTATGGCGGTGCGGCTGGAATTGGCGGCGGCAATTTTGGATCTTATGCGCTTTATATTGGTCGTAGAGGCGGTTCGTCAATTCGTTTCAACGGCAGGCTCTACGGCCTGATTGTCAGGTTCTCTGCCGAAAACCTTATCGACAGCAAGATCGCAAGGGCGGAGCGGTGGATGGCCGCAAAGACTGGAGTTCAACTCTGATGG